CAAACGGCTCAAACAGCATCTTACCTTTAACAGGGTGCTGAATGTGAAAGAAATGCTTGGCAAAATGCAAATAACCAGTAACTGGATCTGCACAAGCCAATAGGTGGGCGATCTGTTCTTCTGTGAACTTTTCTTTACTGTGTGCTTTTTTGGTTAAGACACCATCTAAACTTTTAGCCATACATTTATTTACATAAAAAAAGCACCCCTTAGGGTGCTTTTGATACTGCTGACGAAACTTATCTTGCTTTAATTTCAGCGTACATTTGGCTTAGGCTGTCAACTAGACCTTCTGCCATTGGATTTTCTGCTCCGTTTACTTTAGGATATTTTTTACCGCCAGTGCTGGCTAGATCGTTACCAGTGGCTGTTACAGCAGGGATACCTTTTACCTCAGGTCCTGATGCGCCCATCATGCTGTTGCCAAATTCTTTATCGCCAGTGTCAACAACTTCTGCCATGTCAGTCTCGTGTTCTGCAGAATCACCTACTACCATTACGGCATCGTCGCTATCTTCAGCTTCACCTTCCAAATCACGGAGAATATTCATTAGGGAACGGATACCGCCTTCACCCTGGCCGTTCATTGCAATATTCATAGTAATATTGTCTGGCTGTTCGTTATGAGCATGCACAGGCATTTCACCACATTCCTCAACTGAAACAGTAGGTGCGCCTTCTTCGATGGCTGTCATTTTAGAGATTAAATCTTTTAAATTCATTATATTGCTCCTTTAGCAGTAGGCACTTTAACTTGTTTAGTAAAAATATTTGTGGCATTATTTTTTACTTTAACTTGTGCGCTTGGTGTTTCTTTAGTGTGCTTAGGAGCACCTTTTGCTAGAATTTCATCATTAACGCCTGTGTACTGTGTACCAGTTGTCTTAGTCTTGTTCAATTCTTTTAAGAAATTCATTTTATGTTCTTCGTCTACTAGGCTATCATGATTGTTAACATCAGTAGGAGTACCGACAACAGCTTTACCTGTAGATTCATCGTGTGCGTGATTAATCTCATGTTCTGCTATTTCTCCTGGACTCATGGCTTTAACTTGACTTAGTGGCATTCCTAATCCAGCTGCTACTAAATCGCGTATCTGATTGCTAGTTGCTGGATATTCTAACGCTGCTTGGAATACATTCATGTTAAGATTTTTATGCTCTGGAAACTCTGCATTGTGAATCTGTGGTGGAGTACGCTTACCTTTGCTAACTGATGTTGGCTTAAATTGACTCAATGCGGATTCAATTTTTGTGTGGCAATCGTCGGAGCAATCACCTACGACTTTAATTCTAAATTCGTAAGTTTTTTTGCTTTCTGTTAAGTATTCTTTAAATGATTTCATGGTATGATCCTAGTACTATATTTATTTCATATTCTTCAATTTTTCTAACAAGGAATTACGATCTGTAACTACAAACCCTTCGCCCTGTATGTTTATACCATCGTCAGCACCTGCGGCATCCTGATCTAGTTTTTGCTTTTTAAGCTGTAGATCTATCATTTTTAGCTTTTTATCTAGTTTGGCAGTCTTAGCATCAATAGCGTTTTTCAGCATACTAGCAGCTACTTCAAATAGTCTACTGCTGTATCTTGCCTCTACATTCATACCTAAATCCATGATGTCGTCATAGGCATCTTGAGCTTTTTGTGCTAGATTATCTAGTTCACTATCTGCTAAATCACCTAGTCCCTTTACCTGTGGTAATGCCGCAGTAATTTTATCAAATTCGCTGATATCGCGGAGAAATGGTTGGGCAGCAGGTAGTGTTTCTGCTTGTTTTTTCTCTTCCTGTTTTACAATTTTTTTGCTTTCAGGAAGGTTAAGTAGTTCTTCTAACTTTTTTGTCATAGTAATACTTATGCTTATTATTAGGAGAAGATATCATTTTCGTTAAGGATGCGGAACTTAATACCCTGCTGTTTGCACCATGCGCTGGCTGCTGCCCACTTGGCTTGATTCTTAACGTACTGAGCTTGATTATATTTGTTCTTACCAACACGCTCTAGAATAGTTTGACTTGCTGGTTTAATTTCAATAAGTTCGGTCAACATATTATTCTTTTTATCTACATATTGTATGAAAAAATCAGGTACGTAGATTGTTTGCTTATTGGTCAATGGATCTCTATAGGGGATACTTATTGCTTCACTGGCCCATTTTTGTATACTGGGATTATTGTCACAAAAATTCATGAATGAAAATTCCCACGAACTTCGATATATTGGCATTTTATTGCCTACGTATTTTTCAGGATGTTTCATGGTAAATTTACCACGAGCAAACTTGGCCATGTTATACTAGAATATTACGTGATTCGTAGGCATCAGTATCTAGTGCTGTTCTATATCCTAGTAAACTAGTTTTTTCTCTATAGGCATTTAGTACCTGTGCTACCACTTGACTGAGTTGTACATCGGTAAGGCTTTTTAGTTTGTCTAACAAATTAAATACCGATACGTTTTCAACTCTTGCTTGATTTAACATGATAATAGCAGTAGATCTTGCACTACTATCATCAAAATTACGTTTTTGAAAGAACGCTACCACTGCATCAATCTCGCCTGCTGGAAAACTTACAGGGTTAACAAAATAATTGTCAAAAAATTGTTTGACAGTGGTCACTCCAGACGATTGCTGTTGAGGCAAATTTGATATCATATTATCGACCTGTTATTGATGTTGGAAGAGCGGTAGTAGTATTGTTACTACTGGCTGCGGCTTGTGGGAATGAGATACCAGGAACTCCTCCGGTATTCACCACGGTATTAGGAGTAATCAAACCTGGAGTTCCATTTACTGTAGTAGGCTGTTGTGTATTCTGTGCAGTATTGACCTGTTGTATTACTTGATTCAATATGCTAGGGGCAGCAGCCTGGATATCTAAAGATTCTACAAAACTTGGATTATTGACAGTAGGGTCTGGATTCTGTCCACTTAGAGGACTTGGAGTCTGATCGTAGTGTTCCATAGCAAATCCTTCTGGATCGCCTTCAGCAACCGCACCTACTGAATAGCTCACGGCTTCGTATTGTATTTTCATAGTAAAATCATGCAGAGCATTTTGTGCATAATCTAATTTATTATGATTCCAATTACTAATGATAGGATTAGTCAATGTGTATTGAACATACTCGTGACGTGCCATCTGATAAATTTTAATATAATTAAAAAATGGACTGGTGCTACTGTTATCTAGGCCGTAGGAATTATTGATATAATCAAAACTTCTCATCGCTGTTCTATTATATGCACCCGGCTGGCTAGCACTGGTTGGATCTGCATAATAATAACTGTAGTAGCTTTGCCATAACTGATTAATTAATCCCATATTGTCGTCATGGAATGTTATACCAATTTCTTGCGGCTTATGTGTATACTGTACAACTTTTTTTCTGTTGTACTGATTTAGCAGTTCTGTTTCTACCTTGTACTGCGGTAGATCTACGCTCTTAACCATGAGATTAATTTCATTACCGTAACGCTGTACAATATTAGCGTTTTGAAGAGCACCAGCATTTATACCAAAACTTACATGGAATAAAAACTTAAATTTAGGTGCTAGCCTAAACTGATTATCCGCAAACACTCTGGCGGCGTGTTCTTGGTCGCGCAGATTGATTGTTGGATCTGATTTAAGATTACGGTCGGATGTGAAGGCCATACAATATTTAGTTTAAAAATAAACTACGTAGTTAATCAATAGTCATTAAAAAAGCCTACTTTGTAGGCTTTTTTAATTATGCTCCTAGTGCGTTTGTTCCGCCTGGGGATTTCATTACTGGTGTACTTGCACCAATAGCGCCGCCGGTAGTTTGAACAGCATTATCAAAACGAACGCTGATATCAATCATAGCTGGACCCTGCTCACTATATTTTAAATCTTGCCAGTTTGTTGACTCTAAATAGCAACCATAACATTCCCATGTTTCAAGAACGTTAGGAGTCTGTGAACCATTACCACCGTCAAGCATTTCAATACGCATTGTGAACTTATAATCACCTGCGGCTGCTGCTGAACTTTGTTCAAAGAAGTCAAACTGTTTCTGATTTTGCTCGCCAATTAGTTTACTAACTGAACCAGTAACATCGTCACGTAGTTTGATGCTAATTGGTTCCCAAGCTGGTTTACCGGCATAGTGAATTTTACTGTTGTAAATTTCAATTACTTGATCAGTAAATTTAACTTGTGGACGAGCTGCTTCGCTAACCTGTTTAGTTAGTTCAGTTGTTGGAGTGCTAACACCAAGATTTTCAAAGTTGATTCTAAAGCGATACTTCAACTTTGGCATCAACATACCTTGTGATGCTGCGCTTTGGTCTGATGCTAACGGTACTGTAAA